AAGTCGGTATCCGTTCACAAACTCAGTACAAACAAGAATACCTCGGTACTCTGTTTACTGCTGATACATTGTACGGTGTTGGCGAGTTGCGTGACTACTCTAGCGTGGCTTTGGCTGTCTAATTGAGCTTTAAGGACTCCCTCTCACAAGGAGGGGGTCTTTGATGTTTATTTTTAATATATCAATTAGGAGTATTTAAATGGCTGCTGCTACCGCTGTCACGGTTCGTCAAGGTAATGACCAATTCCGTGGCTTGTTTTCTGATACTTGGTCAGTTGTTGGTACTTTGGACGTAGGTTCACTGGCTGACGCTGCTGGCTCTTCTGACACTATTACTGTTCCCGGTGTTGTTCTGGGTGATGTTGTAATTGGTTTCTCGTTTGGCGTGAGCTTGGCTGGCATTACAGCTACTGCTTATGTGAGCGCTGCTGACACAGTTACTATTCGCGTTCAAAACGAATCTGCTGGTACTGTTGACTTGGCTTCTACAACCGTTCGCGTGGTTGTGGGTCGTATGGGTTAAACCCACTAAGGAGCTTCTTAATTGAAGCTTCTTTTTTAAATAACTTCTAATTGAGTTATTCAGAAAGGAACCTTACATATATGGCAGTCACATTTCGTTATCTCCTAAACGGCAATACCGTTACTTTCACTCAACAAGTAGACATTGACTCCATGAGGGGTCACCCTGAGTATATTCAGGTAGATGTTGGTCTTGATACCCCCATTGAAGCGCCTAAGAAACCAGCAGTTGGACGACCAGCTAAAAGCAAGGTGGAACTAACAGCTGAGGTGGCGTAATGGATGAGGTTTCAGCGCGTGAGTTTGGTAAGTTAGAGGCACAGGTAGAATCCTTACAAGGTGAAGTGTCGGACTTACGTAAGGATGTTAAGTGCCTTCTAGAGCTTGCTAACAAGTCTAAAGGTGGTTTCTGGATGGGTATGACTATTGCCTCCTTAGTTGGCGGTGGTATTACATTCTTCATTGATAGAGTATTTAAATAATAAGGACATAACGATGGCAACTAAGAAACAAAGTGCTAAGGTTGGCAAGGTCATGAAAGAGTACAAAGAAGGCTCTTTGCATAGCGGTAAAGGTGGCCCTGTTGTCAAGTCTCGTGACCAAGCGGTTGCAATCGCTATGTCTGAAGCTAATATGCCCCAACGTGGTGCGCGTACAGCTAAGAACAAGGCTAAGAGCAAGAAGTAATGGGTCGTTTACTTTCTGTAGGTAAAAACCTAGTAGCTAATACAGAGACAGTGGTTTACACTGTTCCTAATGGGTATTACGTTGTTTGGAACCTGCTTTACGCTCATAATGCTACAGGAACAAATAAGAATCTAACTGTAGATTGGTATGACGTAAGCGCCGATACCCATGTAAATATTCTAGATGCTTATAACTTTACTTCAAAGACATATTTTCAATTCTCCGGGAATGGGTCAGGCGTAGTGATGGAGTCTGGCGATCAAGTACACATGACTTCGGAGACAGGTTCAACTTTTGGTGTAATCTGTACATTCGAGCTGTTTAAGAAAGACGGTATTTAATAATGGCTACATATTTAGATTTAGTTAACGATGTGCTTATCAGGTTGCGTGAGCCTGAAGTGGCTAACGTAGCTGATACTTCCTACTCCAAGTTGATTGGTAAGTTTGTCAATGATGCTAAGCGTCAAGTTGAGAATGCTTACGATTGGAATGACATCTCTGAGACATTCACGATCACTACCTCAGCTAGTACGTATCAGTACGCTCTGACATCAGTCAATAGTCGTTACAAGATCCTCCAAGTGATCGACAACACTAAGAATATTGAGCTGACTCCTTGTACTGTAGGTTGGTTTAATCGTCAGATCACTCAAGATAACCCTACTAACAACGACCCTTATATGTACGTTGTTGATGGTGTTAATGCTTCACGTAAGCCTTATCTGAACCTCTGGCCTATCCCCTCAGGTACGAACAGTATCAATGTGTACTTGTCTAACCCACAGAATGACCTGACATCTGATACTGATGTACTTTACGTTCCTTCTGATCCTGTTGTCTTAGGTGCTTTTGCTCGTGCTTTGGTTGAACGAGGTGAAGACGGTGGTTTGAATAGCTCAGAAGCTTACGCTTTGTACAAGTCCTCTTTGTCAGATCAGATTGCCTTGGAGTCTTCACGTAACGTAGATGGCGCTAACTGGAGTCCAGTGTAATGGGTCAGCAGACACAAGCGTTTGCCATAGCTGCTCCGGGCTTCTACGGCCTGAACAAGCAGGATAGTAGCCTTGACTTGTCTACTAACTACGCTCTCACAGCAACCAATGCAGTTATCGACAAGTTCGGTCGTATTGGTGCTCGTAAGGGTTGGGTAAAAGTTAACTCCTCAGCTGTAACAGGTGATGTGAAGGTTATTGGGGAACTGATCTCCAATAGCGGTACTTCTTACATCCTCTGTGCAGCAGGGGCTAAGTTATTCAAATTAGACGGTAGCTCACTGACTGAGCTGACCTACGGTGGTGGCGGTACAGCCCCAACGATTACAGATGCTAACTGGCAGATTGCAACGCTGAACGGTATTGCTTATTTTTATCAGCGTGGTTATGATCCTTTAATATTCGATCCTGCCGTTAGCTCTACTACATTCCGACGAGTCTCTGAGAAGTCAGGGTACGCAGGGACTGCACAACAAGGTAACTGTGTTATCAGTGCTTATGGTCGTTTATGGACTGCTGATACGTCTACTGATAAGAACACTGTAGCCTTCAGTGACCTCCAAGCTGGTCATGTCTGGACTACAGGTACTTCAGGTACTTTGGATGTCGGTGAGGTATGGCCTGCTGGCGCTGATGAGATTGTAGCCTTAGGTGCGTTCAACAACTTCCTTATTATCTTTGGGCGTCGTCAGATCCTCATTTACTCAGGTGCGTCAAACCCTTCAACAATGACGTTGAATGATGCTATTTCAGGTTATGGTTGTATTGCTAGAGACTCAGTAGCTAATACAGGTACTGATTTACTGTTCTTGTCTGATAGCGGTGTACGTTCTCTGCTTCGCACTATCCAAGAGAAGTCTAACCCATTACGTGAAGCATCGAAGAATGTACGTGATGAGTTGATGACTTATTTGAATAGCGAGACAGTTGAGAATATCAAAGCTGTGTACTCAGGTATTGAAGCTTTCTATCTCTTGAATCTGCCTTTTGCAGGCATCACTTATTGTTTCGATACCCGTCAAGCCTTACAGGATGGCTCAGCTCGAGTTACAAGTTGGGACAATATTAACCCAACTGCTATGTTCGCAGCTAAGAACCGTACCTTGTATCTAGGTAAGACAGGCTACTTAGCTCGTTACGCAGGCTATAACGATAATACTGCTACCTATCGTTTTGAGTACTATACCACTTATGTTGACTTAGGAAGCCCTACAGTAACGTCTATCTTGAAGCGTGTTCAAGTTACCTGTGTTGGTGGTTCAGGCCTTAATCTGGCAATTAAGTGGGACTTTGATTATCTCTACGCTTATCGCTCTCAAACACTCACCATTCAAGACCAGACAGTAGCTGAGTATGGTTCAGGGGAGTACGGAGAGTCTCAATACTCAACTGGTATTGTCTTAGATATTCTTACTGCTCAAGCTTCAGGTGCTGGTAAGGTTATTCAGTTAGGTTTTGAAGCAGAGATTGATGGAACACAGTTATCAATACAAAAGGTTGACATTTTAGCTAAACAAGGTAAAATTGTTTAAGAAAGATAAGGAATAAGTAAACATGAGTAATTACACTAAAAGTACAGACTTCGCTAGTAAGGATACCCTCCCTTCAGGCGACTCGGCTAAGATTGTACGAGGCACTGAGATTGACGCTGAGTTTGAAGCCATTGAGACTGCTATCAGCTCCAAGTATGATTCAGGCTCTACTGTTCCTGTCGCTAGTGGTGGTACAGGTTCTACTACAGCCGCAGGTGCTCGTACTAACTTAGGCCTTGTTATCGGTACAGATGTACAAGCATACGATGCTGATTTGGTCACTTTAGGCGCTGGTGGCTCTTCTGCCCGTTCGTTCCTTGGTTTGGTTATCGGTACTGACGTACAAGCCTACGATGCTGACACAGCTAAGACTGACGTAGTACAGTCCTTCTCTGTCGCTCAACGAGGCACTATTACAGCGCTTACAGACGGTACTACCATTACCCCTGACTTCGCTGCTGCTAACAACTTCTCTGTCACTCTTGGCGGTAACCGTACATTGGCTAACCCGACTAACTTGACTGCTGGTCAGTCTGGTGTGATTGTTATTACCCAAGACGGTACAGGTTCTCGTACTCTCGCTTACGGTAGCTACTTCAAGTTCTCCAACGGAACAGCGCCTACATTGACTACAACAGCCTCTGCTGTGGATGTCTTGGCGTACTACGTTGAATCCTCTACCCGTATCACAGCTAAGCTTGTAACGGATGTCAAATGAGTGTAATTACTAACAATCTTTTATTAGGTGATGACGGCTACAACATTAGTCGTTCTGTTCGTCTGCGCTCAAGTGCGAGTGCTTATTTCAATCGAACTCCTGCTAGTGCCGGTAACCGTAAGACTTTCACATGGAGTGCTTGGGTTAAGCGTGGTCAAATAGGTGTGTCGCAGCAGTTGGTTATCGCTGAGAACACAGCCAGCAACTACTACTTCTACATTCGCTTTTTGGCATCAGACATTATTGAAATCTTTGACTACAACGCCACTGGCGGTGTTTTTCTCTGGCAACTTGCAACAACTCAAGTTTTTCGCGACCCATCCGCTTGGTATCACATCACATACGCAGTAGACACAACACAGGCAACGGCATCCAATCGCGTCAAGATGTATGTGAATGGTGTCCAAGTATCTGCATTCTCAACGGCAAACTACCCGACACTGAACTTTGATAGCCAGTGCTCGTATAACGGCGCTCACAACATTGGCAGATACATCACAGGTACTAACTACTTCGACGGATACCTAACCGATGTGAACTTCATTGACGGTCAAGCCTTAACACCTTCGAGCTTCGGTGAAACAGACATCATCACTGGTGTGTGGAAGCCTAAGAAGTACGCTGGCACATACGGCACAAACGGCTTCTTCCTAAACTTCTCTGATAACAGCAACAACACTGCTACGACTATCGGTAAGGACAGCTCAGGCAACGGTAACAACTGGACACCAAACAACATCTCGGTGACTGCTGGCGTGACCTACGACTCAATGCTTGATGTGCCTACGATGTACGCTGATGGAGGGAACGGGCGTGGGAATTACTGTGTACTCAATCCTCTAAAAAAAGCAGCATCAAGTATCACTGTGCTAGATGGTAACTTAGGCATTTCAACATCTGCGTCTAACGTAGGTGTGGCGGGTACTATTGGAGTTTCTTCAAGCAAGTGGTATTGGGAAACAACATTTACTAATTCAAGTGGTGTTCCTTCTATTGGCGCAGCTTCAGCAACATGGGACACATCGTATGTTGGATATGTTGGTAGCATTGGTTATCACGCAAACGGAATCATTTACAACAATGGCTCTTCCGTACAAAGCAGTTTAGCCTCTTACACATCTGGTGATGTAATTGGTGTTGCGCTTGATTTAGATGCTGGCAGTATCAAGTTCTACAAGAACAACACTCAGATTGGTACAACTATTACTGGACTAACAGGTGAGTGGTTCCCTGCTGTTGCTGGTCAGACATCATCCACGCTTGCCGCAAACTTCGGTCAACGCCCCTTCGCCTACACCCCACCCACAGGCTTCAAAGCTCTTAACACGCAGAACTTGCCTGATTCGACTATCAAGAAGGGTAGTAGTTACTTTAATGCTGTTACCTACGCTGGTAATAATAGCAGTAAGGTCATAACTGGAGTTGGGTTTCAACCTGATTTGTTATGGTTTAAATCAAGGGCATCTGTTTATTCTCATGCTATGGTTGATGCTGTTCGTGGAAGATCAAAGGTGTTACAGACTAACCTGACTAGCGCAGAAGCAACAACCACTAGCGCAAGCAATGACGTTGTATCTTTTGACTCTGATGGTTTTACGTTAGGCCCTGCTGAGATCAGTTCCTCTATTAACAATGACACATCAATTGCGTCATGGGCTTGGAAAGAATCAGTATCCGCTGGCTTTGACATTGTGACCTATACAGGCAACGGTTCTGCTGGAAACACATTCAATCATAGCCTTGGCGTTGCACCAGCAATGTTCATTGTTAAAGGAAGAAGTGGCGGAAGCGCAGCAACCGATTATTGGTATGTCTACCATAAGAGCCTTGGTAATACATATCGTGTTTACCTAAATACAACAAGCGCATCGTCTAGTAGCGCCAACGTCTGCTACCCAAGTGGGTCATCACAAATCTATCTTGCAACTGGTGATTCGTTCTTCAACGCATCTAGCGAAAACTATGTCGCCTACCTGTTCGCAGAAGTCGCTGGCTACTCCAAGTTCGGAAGCTACACAGGCAACGGGTCTGCTGATGGGCCTTTTGTGTACACAGGGTTTAGACCTAAGTTTATATTGGTGAAACGTACTGATAGCACAGGTAACTGGAATATCTTAGATGCTGCGCGTGATGTATATAACCCTGAAGGTACTGTTCTATATGCTGACGCTTCAAACGCTGAAGCATCTGATGCAAACCTAAAGGCTGATTTTACAGCTAACGGCTTTAAGTTACGAGGTTTGTGGGCTTCTCTTAATGCTTCCGGTGGCACATTTGTCTACGCAGCCTTTGCTGAAAACCCATTCAAGAACTCTTTAGCACGATAATAAGGAACCTATAACAATGTTTAAACTGAATAACACACCCATTGGCTTAGATCAGCCTTTCACAACTGAAGACGGTACTCAGTACCCCAACAACTGGCTTCGTTTAGCTTCTCCTGAGGAACGTGCTGCCATCGGTATCACAGAAGTTGATGATGCTCCTTCGTATGATGATCGCTTCTATTGGGGTGTTAACTCTCCAAAGCTCCTCAATGACCGTGAAGAGTCAGATGAGCAAGGTAATCCTCTGTACGTCCAAGTCTACGATGAGGCAACTGAGAGCATGGTAGATACCTCTGAGCGTCTTGTCACTAAAGGCTTGAAGTCTCAGTGGTCAGCTCAGATCAAAGACACAACTAACAAGCTATTGTCTTCATCTGATTGGATGGTTATTCGTAAAGTAGAACGTAATGTTGACATTCCAGCTGGTACAATCACGTATCGTGCTGCTGTGTTGACTGAGTGTGATCGCCTCTTAGCTGCTATTGCTGGAGCCGCTGATGTGGCTGCTTTGGCTGGGGTAGTTGGTGCTCAGCAGTGGCCTACTAACGATTAATTAAAGAAAAGCTCTTGACAAAAGATGAAAACTCCTGTAGTATTACGTACTAATTACGTTATGTATTTAGAACTATGGGATAATCATCTTTGGTTCCACACTGATATTTATAAGTGGACCTCGGACGTAAAGAGACAGTATAAGTTAGACCTAGAGAAACTAGAGTCCTTAATTAGTGTCCCTCTCATAGCTTTAATATCTGAGGATAACTTAAAGTTAAAGAAGTTCGCTGAGAGTTTTAATTGGAAAGAAGTAAAACAGATTATGTTAAACAACGGTACACAAGCTTTTATCTACGCTTCTCAGCGTAACCAAGGAGAATAATATGGGTGGCGCAGTAAGTGGTTTGGTAAGCAGTGTTGGGAACTTAGGTCAAGGGGCTATTGATGCCGTAGGTGATCTCGGTGCTGGCATTGATAGAACAGTTCGTGACACTCTTCCCGGTGGTTGGACCACAGCTGCTTTGATCGCTGCTGGAGCCTATTACGCTCCTGAGATTGGAGCTTGGGTTAGTTCAACAGGTGCTCCAGTGGCTACTACCTCAGAGGTGGTTGCTGCTGACTCAGCTGCTGGTGTAGTAGGTTCTACAGGCACAGGCATGACAGCTAGCGGTGGTGGTTTAGGACTCACAGCTGGTAATACTGCCAACTTAGGTGCAATGGGTGGAGCACAGGGTGTTACAGGCCTCAGTACAGCAGGTACAACTATAGGGTCTACAGGTGGAGCTTTATCCGCTGGTGGATTAGGAGCAGGATTAGGTCTTTCTTCAGCAGCTACAGGCGCTGGAGCATACGGAACAGGAGCTGGAATGGCGGGTTTGACATCATCTCAATTAGGTAACCTTGGTTTGATCCAAGGAGGCTTAGGCTTAGTAGGGGGTTTGCTTCAAGGTAATCAGACACAAGATGCTCTGAACAACCTATCAGGTCAGCAAGCTTCTCTAGCTAATCAGACTCTGAACATGGGTAAGTTCACTCCTGTGGGGACTACTACTCGTTTCGGTACTTCTAGCTTCACTGTTGATCCTGTTACTGGTGGACTCAAAGCTAACTATTCTCTGTCCCCTGAAGCACAGGCTTATCAGACAGGTCTAAGTGGTTTAGGTACACAAGGGCTTCAAGCTGGTCAATCACTGATGAACCTCGGTCAAAGCTACATTGGTGAGTCTGCTGATGCTGTACGTCAGCGTTACATAGACCAACAGAATGCTTTAGTGTCTGGCTCTAACGAGCAAACATTAGCTGGTATCCGTAATAACTTGTTCCAGACAGGTCGTGGTGGCTTAGCTACAGGTGCTACTACTGCTGGTGGAATGGCTGCTACTAACCCTGAGATGGCTGCTTACTATAACTCTTTGGCTAATCAGCAACGTCAGATCGCAGCAGGTGCTGACACAGCAGCTCAGAACCAAGTTACCTTTGGTCAAGGCTTGCTTAACTCTGCAAGTTCTCCATTCAGCAATGTCTTCAATACTCAGAAATCTGTTGAACTGGCTGGACAACAACCTCTTGAGTTGTCTACTAATCTCGCTAATACTGTGTCTACTCGTGGTGCTGCTGTTGGGGCTAATTATGCCGCAGCTATGAATCCTAGTCTGACAAGCCAGTATAATGCAGCTAACTATAATCCACTTGCTACAGGGCTTCAAGGAGCTGCTTCTAATCCTTTAGTGGGTTACGGTTTGATGCAGGCTTGGGGTTAATCTTATAATTAAGGAAGATAATAATGGCAACAGATAGTGTATTAGGTCTATTTGCAGACCCTTATCAGATCATGCAGCAACAATCAGCAGCTACGGACCAACGAGCAGCTCAGTTTGCTCAAATGGACCCTATGCAGCGAGCACAGTACGGTATCTACGGCGGGGCTTCTCGTATCGCTGGAGGCATCGCAGGTGCTATGGGTGCTCAAGATCCAGCTCTTCAACAACAAGCAGCTATTCAAAGTGTGCTTAAAGGTGTAGACCAAACAGATGCAACAGCTCTTCGGGGTGCAGCTCAGAAGCTAGCTGATCTAGGATTCTTACAACCAGCAAATGCTTTAGCTCAACAATCAGTAGCCATTCAAGCCAAGATTGATGAGAAGCAAGCAGCTCGTGAACAAGCTCTTACATTAGGTCGTGAGAAGATTCAAAGTGCTGAGCAGCTGGCTGCTGAACGTAATGCTATCCAAGTTCAGATCGCTCAGTTAAACGCTTCTTTGCGTAACGCTAATAGCGATGTACAACGTCAGTTGATTGAACAACGTATCGAAGACTTAAAGACTAAAGCCACTGAGAAGCAACAAACACTTGAGTCTCAAGCCCAAGGCCGTGTAGCAGCTTTTGATAGTGCTTTAGATACGCTTGATTTGTTGTCTAAACATAAAGGCAAAAAAGATGTTGTAGGTGCTCTATCTGGCGGCGTGTTATCAGCTATTCCCGGCACTGATGCAGCTGGTTTTGCTACTCAGCTTGAGACATTTAAAGCTCAGACTTTTATTCCAATGGTGTCTGCTCTTAAAGGAATGGGTGCTCTGTCAGATGCTGAAGGTAAGAAACTTACAGCCGCTGTTGGTGCTTTAGACCCTAAGATGAAACTCTCTGAATTTAATGACGCTATTACTAAAATTAAAGCTGACTTAGAAGCCGCTCGTCAACGTGCTTCTACATTGCCGGGCATGAATACAAAACCTTCAAACGATAACGATCCATTAGGAATCCGTAAAAAATGACAACAATCGCAGACATCCGAAAACAGTATCCTCAGTACTCTGACATTTCTGATGCTCAGTTGGCTGACTCATTTCATTCCAAGTTCTATTCAGATATCCCTAAAGAAGAGTTTTATAAATCTATTAACTTCTCTTCTGAGCCTGTACGAGGTCGCCCTACAATGGCTAACGACCCTCGTATTATTAAAGACACAGAATCTCGCCCCTCCAATAAAGGGATGTTTGAAAAAGTAGGAGACTTCCTTTCTACTCCTGCTGGTATAGTCACTCCTGAACAGCTAGGAGGATCTACTGCTGGTCGTGTTGCTCAAGGTGTGTTGGACCCTTTGTTGGGTATTGGTCAACTAGCTTCTAAAGCTTTTGGTAATGACACAGTATCTCAGCGTATGCAACAGAATGAGTTACGTTATCAACAAGCCCGTCAAGAGTCAGGCAGCGAAGGCGCTGATGTCGCCCGTATTGTCGGTAACGTAGCTTCTCCTGTTAACTACGTTGCTCCAGCAGCCACTACAGGTGGTTTGATGCGTTCTGCTGCCACAGGCGCTACCTTAGCTGCTACTCAGCCTGTGTACGGTACTGATTTCTGGTCTGAGAAAGGCACTCAAGCTGCTGTAGGTGCTATCTTAGGCCCATTGGCTGAATATGGTGTTAAGGGTGCAGGTAAGCTCTTAGACAGTTTTAAAGGTCTGTCCGAGTCAGGTCGAGCACAAGCTCTGCAAGATTGGTTGTTGAAGACTTCTGGTAAAGACAAAGATGTAATTATCAAGGCTTTACAGGAAGCTAAATCTATTGTACCCGGCAGTCAACCAACTGCTATGGAAGCTTTGGCGGCAGTTCCTGAAGGCGCTCCTCTAGCGGCTGCTCAGCAAGCTATTAGCCGTGAAGGTGTAGCTGCTCCTATTGCGTTGACACGACAGGCTGAACAAGAAGCCGCTCGTCAGGCTCAATTAGCCACTATTGCAGGGACTCCTGAGCAACGAGCCGCCGTTGAAGCTGCTAGAACAGCTACAGGCGAGACTCGTGAAGCTGCTTTAGGCATGGCTGACACTGTAAAACAAGCTTTCGACGACATTACAACTAATGTTATGGGTCAAGCTAACCGTATCGTAGGCGCTCGTGGTAGCTCTATGGTTACAGGTGAGGGGATCCCTGTCACTAACTTGACTGATCTTGCTAAAGAGACAACTAAAAACCTTCAAAAGTATCAACGTGTATCTCTGGCTGACAATGGTTTCTTTCCGTTAGAAGTTAAATCTGTTACACAGCAAATTGACACAGCTATTGAAGGCACGTCTTCTGATTTGTCTAAAGCAGTCTTGAAGCTCGCTAAGGATAAAATATTGTCTAAAGCAGATGAGAATGGTTTTATTAGTAGTCGTGATTTGTATGACAACGTGCGTAAGACACTTAACCAAGACATTGAAGCCTTCCTTACTCAAGCAGGCCGTCCTGCCCAAGGAGGTATCCCACAACAAGCAGCTAAATCAGCTGGAGCTGTTAAGTCTTTTATTGACGCGTCATTGAATAAATCTTCTGGTGGGCTTTGGAAGCAATATATTGATGACTTTGCTGGTCACAGTCAAAAGCTAGATCGTATGGCTATCGGTGAGGCTTTGGAAAAGAAACTTGGCGCCCCTCTTGATAATAAAGAACGTGCTGCTGCGTTTGCTCAAGCTGTGCAGGAAGCTGGAGGGTTGATTAAACGTGCTACAGGTCAGCCACGCTACTCACAAGTTTCTGAAGTACTTACAGCAGAGGAAACTGGGGCTGTTAACCGTGTCTTAGCTGATTTAACTCGTTTGGAAAAAGGCAAGACTATGGCAGGTAGTGTTAAAGCTCCTGACTATGCTCCTAAAGCTCCGTTGGAAGGTACTAGCTTGCTCAGCCGCGCCTACACTGTTGCTAAAGAAGTCATGCAGGCTTTGTCTCGCGGTAACAAAGAAGAGTTTGAAAAGAAATTCATTCAGCTCGCTATGGACCCTCAAGCAATGGCTGCTTTCATGCAAGCTGGTCCTATAACTACTCAACGTAAGCTAGTTGAAGCCATGAATAAACGTCTTAGCCCTGAAGGTCAACGTATTCTTATTCAGTCAGCTACTGTCGGGGAACCTGCACGTACAGTAGGTGAGTAATGCCTCTCTTAATCCTTGCTGGTGCTCTCAAGGCTGTTGAGGCTATCCAGCAGG